ACGATAAAAAATTCATAACAGACGGGAAAAAAAGTATTTTAAAATCAACATATAAAGATAACTCCTTTTTAACACAAGACGATATTCAAAGACTAGAATCGGAGACCGACCCATATTATCGAAATGTATATTTAGAGGGAAATTGGGGAGTGCTCACTGGGGCAGTTTTTAATAATTACACAGTAGAAAATTTCGACATAGATAGTTTTGGAACATATCGTTATGGAATAGACTGGGGATTCGCAGAAGACCCTTTCGCTTGCGTTAAACTAGCTCTCGACCTCCCAAGAAGAATAATCTATGTTTGCGAGGAAATATACGAGCGACACCTTACTAACGACGAAGCAATTCCAAAAGTAAAAGATATTGTCAAAAATAATGTCGTTTGGTGCGATTCCGCTGAACCAAAATCTATAACCGAGTTCCGATATAAAGGAATTAATGCCAGGGCAGTCAAAAAAGGAGCGGGCAGCGTGGAGCAAGGAATAAATTTCATAAAAAGATTTAAAGTAAAAATTCACCCAAATTGCATAAATAGTCTTGCTGAATTCAATGCATATAGGTATAAAGAAGATAAGAAGACTGGCGAAATTTTGCCTGAGGTAGTTGATAGAGATAACCATATTATCGACGCAATGCGATATGCCCTTTCTTCCGACTTTGGTATGAAAGGAACAATTAAGGATATGCTATAATGAGAAAACAAAGAAGATATAAAAAAGAATTGAAAAACGGATTAACAAATTTAGTTTCGAATATTGCCCGAGAACAAATTTTTCCCGATATTCCCGCTTTGCCTCTCGGAGTTAATTCGGCTATGGGAACAGCACCGATACAATCCGCAAATCCAATGTTTTATAATAACCGATATTATCTTATCACAAATTTGAGGGCTTTATTAAACGAAATGTATGTCGAACACGGCATTATTCAAACTATGATAGACCAACCTGTCGAAGACGGATTTCGTGGCGGCTTTAAAATATTATCTTCACAATTAGACGCCGACGATATAATACAATTAGAAAAGAAAATAGAAGAAACCGACGCCGTCAATGTTTTGGTTAATGCTTTAAAGTGGTGTCGATTATTTGGCGGGGCAGGTGTGATAGTTAATATTGCGGGCGAAGACCCTGCGAAGCCGCTAGACATAGAAACTATCGGAGAGGGCAGGGAAATAGAATTCTATGCCGCTGACCGTTGGGAACTTGCCAACAATCCATATATTATGCAACAAGATTTAATGACTCCAAACGGAGACAGGTGGAAAGATATTAATTTTAATTATTACGGAGTAGAGGTTAACCCAAGTCGAGTTTTAAGATTAAAAGGTAAAGAAGCTCCAAGTCTTAAAAAACTTCAATTGCAAGGTTGGGGAATGAGCGAATTAGAAAGATTAATTTCTCCTATGAATAAATTTCTAAAAAATCAAAATGTAATCTATGAATTATTGGACGAGGCGAAGCTAGATGTCTATTCGATTGATAATTATGCAGGTTCGGTAGCCGCAGGTCAAGAGGAAGATATAAAAAAGAGAATAATGTTAACCAACTATATGAAATCCTATCTAAATGCATTAATTCTTGACGGAGAGGATAAATTCGACCAAAAACAACTTTCGATGTCGGGCGTGTCGGAAGTTTTAAAAGAAGCTAGATTTGATATAGCTTCCGCAATGAAAATGCCCGTCACGAAAATATTTGGTATGTCTTCGGCGGGATTTAATAGCGGCGACGACGATATTGAAAATTATAATTCTATGATAGAAAGAGACATAAGAACTCCCGCAAAAAATATAATTAAAACCATAGTCAGAATTCTTTGTAAATCGGTCTTTGATTTTATTCCCGACGATATAGATATCGAGTTCGAAAGTTTAAGAATAATGAAAGAAACGGAAGAAGAAGCATTAAAGACTTCCAAATATAATCGTTATCGAGATATGTATAATTTGGGGCTGATTACCAAAGGCGAATTATATGATTTATTGAGCGAAGAAAATGTAATAAATCAAGTATTAAAAATCAAGGGAGACGAAGATTATGCCGAGTTATCGGGCGAGGGAGTTTCCCCTATGCAAAATGTAAACACAGGAAATGAAGTATAGTAGAGAAATTAAAGAAAGCAAAAAATTATGCGACGATATTGCACGAGACATATCTCGGCATATATACGATTTTATTTTCAAGGAAACACTAGAAATCATAAAAACCTCTTTTGGCGGAGAAATGCTCAATGCCCTATCAAATTCGTCAAATATTAAGTTAATTTTAAGAGAAATCAATAGTGGGAATATTTATGTAGATTCAAGAGGAAATGCGAAAATAAAGAAATCTGACGCCAGGATAGTAAAAGCTCTGAAATCGATAAACGCAAAATGGAATCCGTCAACGAGAGGATATAAAATTGACCTAAGAGCATATCCCGATATTTTACAGGTGCAGGTGGTTAAAACAGAGCAAGCAATTCAAAATATGAAAAGACTAGACGGATTATTGGCTTTGAAAAAGCGGCAAATTCAAGAAGAAGAAGCTTGGAATATTCCCGAGGAAAAGGTAGACGCCGTCGTTTCAGATTTAATGGAAAAATCCCTCGTGGCTATTCCCGAGAAGAAAGAAGACGGAAAAGCGGATTTGGGAATAGTTAAAAAAGTCGACGAAAGCACCCTGCAACAATTTAAAGAAGAATATTTGGAAGATACTTTATATCCGATTAAAAATATGGAAAGCAGGGCGGTGGAAAGATTAAGGAAAAGACTCTTAAAGTTAACAATGGAGGAGGGCTTGCGACAGGAAGATATAGCGGAAGTTCTAATGAAAGAATTCGGGGAAAGCGAGCGGCACGCTATGTTTCTAGCTAGACAAGAAGCCAAATTAATCAAAGCAAAAATTGCAAAAGATAGGGCATTAAATCTCGGTTACACCGATTATATTTGGCAAACCCATATCGATACCAGGACAAGAAAGCTTCATAGGGAATTAAACGGCAGGAGGTGTTCTTTTTTGTCGCCGCCTATTATTGACGAAATAGGAACAAGAGGAAACCCAGGAGAAGCTTTTGGCTGTCGCTGTATTGCTAGAATAATTGTTGACGAATAAAACCTTGTCAACACAATACAAACTATGGTAAAAGTAAAAACCAAAGGAGAGATTAATTGGAAAACTTAATGACGGAACAACAAGAAGAAAATATTTTTTATCCCAAAATTTTAAAAGTTGAAAATGTTATGGTCGGAGGGCTTGTAGGATATACCGATGTGGACGACGGAACTTATTTATTAAGGAAAGAAACCTTGGAAAAAATTATTCCCTCGATAGTAGAAAAGCCATTAATTGTAGACCACCAGGAAGTTACAAAAGACAACATTAAAGATATATCAGTCGGAACTGTTATTAACTCATATTATAATTCGGAAACTGGACAATTCGATTGCGACATAATTGTTAACGACGAAGAAGTCTATGAAAATATAAAAAATGGAAATAACAAGGTTTCGAGTGCGTATAAAGTAACAGAATTTGGAGAGGGCGGCAGATATTGTGGTATTGAGTATGACGCAGAAATTCTCAACGGCTATTTTACTCACCTTGCGATAGTAGAAAATCCACGCTATCCCGACGCCAAAATTTTAGTTAACAATTTTAATAATAAAGGAGAGGACTTTATGTTTTTCAAACTTAATAAATTAAACGAAGAAACAAAAGAAGAAAAAAAAGAACAAAAAATCAATGAGGGCGATACTATCGATGTTGACGGAGACGAAGTAGAACTCAAAGATTTAATCGACGCCTACAAAAATTCGTGCAAAAAAAATAAAGCAAACGAAGACGAGGAGGCGAAGAAAGAAAACGAAGAAGAAAAGCAAGACGAAGACGAAAAAGATAATGCTTGCAAAAACGAAGATGAAGAAGAAAAAGAAAACGAAGATTCTGACGACGATTTAATAACTAAGATAAGAAAAGTTGTTAAAGAAATGTTGGAAGCAAAAGAAAACAAAAAAAACGAAGACGAAGAAGATAAGGAAAACGAAGATGAACCAAAAGACGAAAAGGAAAATAAAATTTCTTCATATTCCAAATCTAATAGCTTGAGGATTGCTTCTCAATCTTGTGAACCTGAGAAATTTGAATATAAAACAAGGGCTGAAAGGATTGCGGAGAGCAACAAAAAATATAGTTTATCAAATTAATTTTTAATAAAAGGAAAAAATTATGACAGCAATTAATTTAAACTCTTTTGAACTTGGAACAGCGAAAGGTGTTGTCGAATATTTGCCAACATCTAATGTTTTTACTTGTCAAGTATATAAATCTTTGAGCGGCACGCTTACTCCTGGACAGCCAGTGAAATTAGTTTCTGGAGTTGCGGGGCAAATCACAGTTACTGCTTGTGCGGGAGAAGACGATAAGGTTTTCGGAGTTATCCCTTTCAGACACAAGCTCAATGGTTACGCAGCAGGAGACTTAGTTGAAATCGCTTCCGATTATTCTGTAATAACTATGGAAGCAAGTGCAGCTATTACTCAATATGCTGACGTTAAAGCCGCAGGAAGTGCATACAACAAAGTTGCAGCAATTGCAGGAAACGAAGACCCAGCAGCTGCAAAAATTGGTATCGCTCTTGACGCAGCAGCAGCAGATGGAGATTTAATCCGAGTGCTAGTTAAATGTTTATAAAATAGAAAAAGGAGATAACAATGAAATATAATCCAATATGTAATACAAGAAACACGCAAGAATTCTTGAACGCAATTAATACAGACGCTTCAGCATATAAATATGTTGTTACAACTTTAACCGATATTTCAAGCCGAGTTATTCAACAAAAGTTTTATGAAATTTCTTTATCAGACTTCGTTGATTTCCAAACGGGAACAGGGGCTTTTATGCAAGAAATTTTGCATAACGCAGTTGCTAATGTTTCTAACGGCTTCGAAACAGGAACTATTAACACAGGGAACGAGGCAAGATTAAATAACGCAGATATTGCAATCGGACAAAAAAGATTCCCTATTCTTAACTGGGCGGTTAAATCAACATATAATGTTTTTGATGTTCAACAATGCTTCTCGGCTATGAACTTCGACTTAATCGAACAAATTGCTTTATCTAGAAAGAAAATGTGGGATTTAGGAATCCAAAAGATTACTATGTATGGCTCAAAAGTTAATACAGACGTAACAGGATTAATTAATAACACAAGTGTAACAACAAACACTACTATTATAACAAAAGCAATTTCAAGTATGACCGACGCTGAATTCCAAGCTTTTGTCGGAACATTACTTGACGCATATTATACAAACACAAATTGCACAGCTATGCCAAACAGATTTTATATTCCAAGTTCAGATTATCTAGGACTAGGAAAAGCAGCTAGTGCAACATTCCCAAATATAACTAGACTAGAATACTTAACACAAGTCTTCTCTAATATCCTATCAGGATATGGAATCAGCGACTTTAAAATTCTTCCTCTAGCATATTTGAATAAAACACAAATGAATAAGAATACAAGTTCAAATGTCAATAGATATATTTTGGCAAACAAGAATCCTGATACTATGTATGCCTCAATCCCTGTTGACTTTACTGTAACACAATTCGGAACAGCAGATAACTTCAATTTCTACAATACAGCATACGGACAATATGCGGGAACAATTGTATTACGTCCAGAAGAACTTTTATATCTTGACTACTAAAATTGAGGGGATTTTATGAGACTACTGAATATTGCAAAATGTAAATTTGTTATAACAGACAAAGAATTTAAAAAGATAAGTGTAGGAGTTGGCGGCATAGTTGACGTCGACGATATTACCGCACAAAACCTACTTAAATCTTATCCAAACAGCTGGAAAAATCTTGACATTATCGTTAACGAAAATGTTGAAGAAATTAAAAGCGAACTAGTTGAAGATGAAATAGTAGGCGGCGGCGAAGAAAAAACTACTACAACAAAAACAACTAGAAAAAAGAAATAAAGGTTAATAATGCGGGGGGCGAGATACTACAAACGACTTAATGCCGCAAGTAGTATCTTCCTCTCATTTTTTATAAATTGAAATGAGCTATATAGACGAAATCACAGTTGAAGAATTTAAAACATACTTTTCGAGGGAGTTCCCATACGCTCCTTTGTCCGATTTGACAAACACCGATTATATTATAGACGCCGATATAGAAAAAGCATTTGGGCAAGCCAAAGTTAATTTCCCTATTCGTTTGTTTGACGAGGAAAATGGGAAAATAGCTTTTTTATATCTAGTCGCACATTATTTATGCAAAGATATGGCTATGGCACAGGCGGGTATTAACTCGGTGGGGCAATATTTAATGGCGAGCAAAAGTGTTGGGGACGTATCGGCTAGTTATGGAATTCCAACAAAATTCTTGAACGACCCGACGCTAAACTATTACAGCACGACAGATTTTGGACTTAAATATTTGTCACTCGTTTATCCAAGGACTATCGGGGCTGTTGGTTTTGTTTATGGGGGAACGACTATAAGGTAGATATGAAAGACCACGTTGACGTTGATATAAAAATAGACGACCAAAAACTTCAAGAAATTTTAAAAAAAATAAAAAAAGAAGTTGGAGTTAAGGTTGGAATTCTTGGGGCGGACGGAACGAAAGCCGTTAGAGGTTCTGACGGAAAAGAATCCGACGAAAAGGAAAAATTAACGGAAGCAACGTTGGGAGCTATCCACGAATTCGGTAGCGAAAAAAGAAATATTCCTGCAAGGAGTTTTCTTCATATGCCGTTACAAAAAAAGTTGAAAGAGACTTTGGTTAAAAATAGCAAATTTAAGTCGTCTGTTCAGCGTATGAATATTGACGAAATCAATGGACATATTGGAGACACTGCTGTGGCTATAATCCACGAAGCTTTCGAAACAGGCGGCTTTGGAGAGTGGGCTCAAATCAAAGAAGAAACCAGGAAAAGAAAAAAAGGTTCAGATTTAATCTTGGTCGATAGCGGAGATTTGGAACGCTCTATTACATATGAGGGATTAAAAAAGTAATTGATTAATAACGCAAACAAAAGAACATTATCGCAATCAAAAATGAACGTCCCAAATGTTGCGGACGTTGTCCAAGGTTGGTTATCTACATTAACAGCGACAAAAGTAGGTAAGTTAATGGACGACGGCGACGTTGTGGAAACTTATAGTGTTATCAGATTCCACGGTATGATACAGCCACTTTCGGGAATAGACCTAGAAATAAAACCTGAAGGAGAAAGGCATTGGGAATGGGTGAAGATATATACCGATTATGATAATTTTTGCGTTGACGATTGTATTACTATTCAAGGCAAGAAATATCGTATAAAACACAAAATGCCATACGAAAAATATGGATATGGATTTTATCGTTATGATTGCATTAACGATTATGAAGAACCAAAAGAAGAAAATTTGGCGGCGGCGATTAACGAGGAAGATGATTAATGGAAAACATTAAGGTCTTGAGGAATTTAATTAAAAATGGTTTGGGGCTTGACGACGCTCACTGTTATATATACAACAATAAATGGTTAATCCCCGAGGATAAAGGTTTGTTTGTGGTTATTGGAATTATCAACTCGGAAGTAATAGGAAACAATTTAAAATATAAATCGACAGTTGATAAGTTTTATGCAATAACAAGCACAACATTTTGCACGGATTACAGCATAGATATTTTTAGTGCCGATATAAGTGCTAGATTAAAGCAATTCGAATTGATTAACTTATTAGGTTCTTTCGAAGCTTTACAATCTCAGGAGAGGAATAATTATAGTATTGCCAGGATTCCGAGTAGTTTCACAGATTTAAGTTCTCTCGAGGGAGACAAGATACTAAACAGGTATCGGGCGACAATTAGAGTATTCCATAAAGTTCAGACGGAGAGGGAGGCAACCTATTTCGACAAACTAAGTGGGGTGAGGACAATTTTGAATTATTAGTTTTTTTTTAAAAAAGGAAAGGAAGATGACAAACATTTTATCAATTAAAAAATTCGTGAACATAAGTTTGCTCCAAACCGCAAAAGGATTAAAGCAAGCGAACCTATCGGATATCATAATTTTTACTGACCTGCAATTTAATAACGGCGACGAATACAGAGATTATAAAGACGCCGACGGAGTAGCAAACGATTTTGGCACAACGAGTGAACCATACAAACAAGCTGTGGCAATTTTCAGCCAAACTCCAAACATTTTGAATAATAGCGGGAATCTTGTAATAGCTCCTTTGAGAAATGGAGTTTTAAATCCTGAAAAAGCAGGATATTTCATCACCGATACAATTAATGCTGCGGCTTTCACAGAAGTAAGCGACGGAGCATTTAATATATCAATAGACGGCGGCGAAGCGGTTACTGTTTCAGATTTAAATTTTACTCGAAGTTATACAGTCTCCGACATAATCGGAGTTATCAATAACTATTTTACAACAAACTCAATTGCTGCAACTGTTTCAGAAAGCGACGGAAAAATAGTTATAACAAGCGAAACATCGGGAAGTTCTTCTAGTGTAGTTGTTACAGAAGCGGATAGCGGAACAAACCTTTTAAGTTCTTTATATTTTAATGAAGTCCTTTGTGTAGCGGTTCAGGGAGTAGACGCAACAACGGGACAAGAAACTTTGGTTAATGCTATTATAAGACTTGAACAAAAGGTTAATTTCCACGGAATATTGATAGCATATAATGCAACAGACGACGAAATTCTTGACGCTTCAAACTATGTTCAAACCAAGACTAAAATGTTATTTGTAACAAAACATAATTTAGAAGTAATCAATCCAAACGAGCTTTTCTACATAATTATGAAAAGGACAAACTCTAACACGAGGACTTGGGCATATTTTGGAGAAGACGACGAAGCTTCTAGAACGACTGCGGCAGCGTATGCAAGCCGAGGATTAAGTGTAAATTATGCGGGCTCAAGAACTGCTCTTAATATGCAAGCGAAAGAGTTATATGGAATTGACCCTGACCCTAATATGACTGAAACTCTATCAAACCAAGCTTTCAATGTGGGGGCTAGTTACTATGCTGATTTCGACGGAATTCCTGCAATATATGAAAGCGGCGAAAATGAATTTTTTGATAATGTTTATAATTATCACTGGCTCGTTACTGCTTTGCAAGTTGCGGGATTTAATGCTTTAAGACAAAGCGGAACAAAAATTCCTCAAACAGAAGACGGAGTTGCGGTTATAGTGGACGCTTTTAGAAATGTATTGAAGCAAGGAGTGATAAACGGAGTAATAGCTCCAGGAACCTGGACAAGAGAAGTTTTGTTCGGAGACCAAGAACTTTTCAGGACAAATATTGAGACATATGGATATTATATTTATAGCGAACCGCTTGCAAATCAAAGCCAAGCAGATAGGGAAGCAAGAAAATGTCCATTTATTCAAATTGCGGTTAAGTTGGCAGGAGCAATCAATAATATCGATGTAATGGTTTATGTTAACAAATAGTTTAAAAAGGAGATAAAAAATGGCAGTAACAGATACATTAGTCGGACAAGATACTATCGTATTGAACGGAAGAACGCTGTCAAATCTTGGATTTGGCACAGTTGTTGATATATCTATCCCGAGTGCTTTGGTGGAAATAGAAAGCGGAAAAGACGGCTCGGCAATATATGCTATGAACCAAGCAGGAAGACAGGCGGAGGTTAAAGTTAGAGTTCTAGTCGGAACTCCTGACGACGTTTTCCTTAATAACTTAAATGAAAGGTTCAAAGCAAATTTTGCAGGTTCGGAATTAATAAATGCTTCTTTCGTAAAAAGAACAGGGGACGGACACGGAAATATTACAACGACAACCTGGGTATTAAGCGGAGGAGTTCCAGGAACAGTTCCTGCTGATAAATGGGACGTAAATGGAAACACCGAGCAAGCTCTTATGGAATACAGCTTTAAGTTTTCGAGGGCTGAAAGACAATTAAGTTAGTTTTTTAAAAGGTTTCAAATATGCAAGAGATTATTTTAAGTTCAGGAAATAAATTGGGAATTCAAACTCCAAAATTTGGATTATGCCAAGAGTTAATAAGGGCGGCGTGTAGGGAGTTAAAAAAGGACGGACTACATTTCGACATAACTACTATGAAAGAGGGGGAGGCATTATCTATCTTTCTTTCATTAATGGGGAGTAAAGAATTAGACGATTGTTTTTGGGCAATAGCCAACACTTGTTTATATAACGGAGAAAGAGTTTTGCCAAACCTATTCGACGATAGAGAGGAGGCGAGAGAAGATTACTTCGAAATACAACTTGAAATAATTAGAGCGTGTTTGAAACCTTTTGGGAAGAGCCTGCCTATTATGTTAAAAAATCTAGGAGTAATGGAGTAGGCGGCGAAAACGATACGAAGCTCCCCCCTGTTGTTGTTACAGGATTGCAAGGTTACCTAGAAATGATTGTCTGCAAGTTGGTTAAGGACGGATATGACACCTTGTCGGGAATTAAAGAATTAAATGTTGAGGACGTTGCTATGGCTTTTCGCAATAGCAAATTTTTGAGCGAATACGAAACTGAGTTTTGGTTTCTTAATAAAATGGAAAAAGATTAATGGCATTATCGGAACAACTAGCTTCATTTTTTGCGAACGTCAAATTTGTTTTTGACGGAAAAGGACTTAAAGATGTTGATTCGAGTTTTAAGTCTTTGGGCGAACGGCTTACTGGATTTAAAAATGTCGCAGGGGCTGTTGCTGTCGCTATGCAACAAGTAATGTCGTTGAAATTTGCAAATATAACTGCGGAGGAAGAAAAATTCGCCACTCTTAATGGAGTATTGAGACAAAATGTTGACGCTCTAAAATTAATGGCAACGCAGGCAAATGTATCGGAGGGAACGGTCACAGGGGCTCTTTCTCAAATATCAAAACAAAAACAAGATTTAATGACTATGCGAAGCATTCCAATGTGGGTAAGGTTTGGAATTGACCCTCGTCAGAGTCCCGATAAAGTTTTAAAAGACATTCTTAATAAAGTAAAAAAATTCAGCGGCGATACTCAAAAACAAATGGCTCTTTTATCTCGTCTTGGATTAAGTCGAGAGTTTGTTTTAATGTTTAAAGAGGGAAATTTAGAAATAGACGAGGCGACTAAAAAGCTTCTTGAATTCAAACAAATGAACGCTCAAAGTAGTAAGGAGCTTGTTGCAAATGTCGGGAAATTAAAAATACTAACTTCGGGATTTTTACAGGGGCTGAACGGAATAATTACTCCGATTATGAATTTGTGTGTCAAGGGGGTAACCTGGATTGCCAAAGAATTATTTACTACAATTGAGCCGCTGCTTACTTTAATTGGAAAATCTATGGAGAAAATCACAACTATTTTCAAAAAGATTTTCAGTTTTTGTTCTCCTGTCATACTTTTTATTCTAAAAGTTGTCGCAATAACAGGAACGATTATATTGGGAGCGAAAGCCGTTTTGGGCGTGCTTGCTCTTATTAAGATTGCGGTAATAACTATTGTTGGAATAATTACTTCTCCGATAGGAATTATTGTTGCAATCACGGCGGCAGTTCTTGCTTTATGGAAAGCTATATCCCCAGAGACTTTTGAGGGATTTTTTAATTTTTGCAAGCTAGTTCTCGAAGATATACTAGATTATTTGAACGGAGTTCCAAATACTATATTTGGAGAAACAGTTGAAAGGTGGAAAAAACAGTGGAACAATTTCTGTGAGGGATTTAAAAAAGCTTGGAACAACGTGTGGCAATCTTTCGTTGGAAAAATTGAAGCAATGAAAGAAAAGTTCAGAACGATTAAGAATTTTTTCAAATTTGGAAATAAAAACGACGAAAAAATAAAAGAAGAAAGAAAGGGCGACAAGGAAAAAGGTATAAGACGAGGAATATTTGGGCAGCCGCTTTCTAATGAAGATATTGAAAGAATGGGATTGAAGAAAAACATACTTCCAAGAGAACAACAAAATTTGGCGGCGGCAGGGAATATTAGAAAAGAAAATAATATAAAAAACGAAATTAAAAACGAAATTAATGTTACAACAAACAGCGACAAGCCGTTAGATATTGCAAATATGGTGAAAAGCAAAGTTGAGGGAATACAATACCAAACTAAAATTCAAGAAGACAATAACACGGCTAGTTATTCCTCTAATGTTCTTGTGGGGAGGTATTGATAATGGGATTAAATGACGTAATTAATTCGGTCAAAACAAACTTTAATCTTTCTTCAATAACCGATGTTGCGAAAAGCATATCTGTTGCTCCGCAAGATTTTCAGGGGGGAATTGGCGGATTTTTGTTTTCTATGCGGCTAGAAGAAAATCTAGAATTAGAGAGCCAAATAACAGATTATTTAATAGAAGAAAATTCAAGTATTGAAGACAATATCGCTCTATCTCCCTTGCGTATGACGTTGAGTGGAGTTGTTGCGGAGTTGGTTTATAGCGATATTGAAGCAGATATTTTGAGCGAAACTCTTAAAAACAAACTTGGAGTTATGGATTTAATTTCTCCCTCTTTTTCTACAAAAGTCACACAATATATTGCCGACGCCAAAATAGAATATCAACAATTAATGAACGCATACGAAAAAGCGAACAACATAATGAAAGACTTTTCAAAGGTTCTTACAGATAACTTTGGAGAGGGAAAAGAGCCGAGTTTGAATACTCAACAAAAAGCATTTAATTTCTTTTATTCGGTTTGGAGGTCGAGACAGTTGGTTACGGTCGAGACTCCTTGGGCTATATTCGGAGATTGTGCTATTGAGGGAGTGAGCTTCAAACAGGGAGCTCAAAGCACAGCAAAAACAGAATTGACAGTAAAACTTAAAGTTTTAAATTTTGCCAAAACCAAATCAAGCACGCATTTTGGAGTATTGGGAGGAAGAAGCAAGGGGCAAGGTTCGGGCGGCGGCAACGCAGGGAGAGGTTCTACCAAACAAAAAAGCAAGCTATGGGAAATGCGAGAAGCTATGTTGGAAAAGAGAAAACAGTCAACAAAAGGAGTTAATTAATGAGGCAAATTAATAAAATAACTTCGGACTATTTACAGAGGTTTGTTTTTAGTTACAATTTCGGTGATATTGAACTTGAATTGTATTATTCCGATAATATGGTCGGTTGGTTTTTTTCTTTAAAATATGGCGAATTTGAAGCCAAAAATCTGCGTTTGGTGAACCACCCAAACCTACTTAATCAATGGAATCTTAACTTGCCTTTTGGACTAAGGTGTGAAACCAAAAACGGCATAGACGCTCTTTCTAGATTTGATTTCGAAAACGAATTTGCGAGTTTGTATTTTCTAGACGAATTAGAAGTTAATAATGTTATGAATTATGAACTCAGGAGGTATGATGAGTGACAAGTTTTTCCCTACTTATCAAATTGAAATCGAAACCTCTACTGGCGGCAGCGTAATTATTCCAAGCGACGACGTTCATAGTCTTTTTAATATTAAAGCCAACATTACTTATCAAATATCGGAAAGTCCCAACACCTGTGATATTACTATATACAACTTGAGCAAGACAACGAGAGACGCAATATTCCACGACGCCTGGAATTATTTTACATTTCGTCGTATGACTTTCAAAGCGGGCTATGGCGGACAGCTTTATGTTTTATTCGACGGAAATATTAAAGAGGCATATTCGGATAGACAGGGAGTTGATGTAATTACAAAAATCAACGGTTGGGACGCTTGGTGGTATAATAACAATTTTGTAAGAACCGACGTCCAGGCGAATTCTTCAAGAAACGAAGTTTTGGAAAGTATTGTTGGAGAAATCGATATAGGGGGTGGGCAAACAAACGGAAATTATGTTATAAGTGATTTTAATAATAATCCACAAAATTTAAGAGCTGAATCTTTAAGAGGAAGACCGCAAGATTTAATAAAGGAAAGAATTGGACAAAATGCAAGTTTGTTTTACGATAGTGGACAAATTTTTGTTTTAAAAGATAATGATGTTGTGGGGGATTCAGGTTCTATTCCTTTAATCGATTCTAGTAGCGGGCTGCTTGGAGTTCCTGTTAAAAGGAACAGAGTGGTAGAATTTAAAATGTTATTTGAACCGACGTTGAGAATTGGGCGTCCTTTCGAATTAAAAAGTTCTTTCTCGGATAAATTAAATGGAGTTTATAAAGTTCTTGCCGTTACTCATAATTTAAGTTTGGGAGAAAACATTGGCGGCGAAAACACGACAAAAATTAAGGCGTGGAACAGCAATCAGGGATTTAGTTTTTTGGGAATGTTTTAAATGGCAGAGGTTAAAGTTAACCAAACAATAAATGATGTATTAAAGGAATTTCAACAGGAAATTCTTTCTAACATTAATTGTGTTCAAATTGGAAAAATAGTTGAGTTTGACGCAGAGTCAAAAACCGCCACTGTATCGTTGGAATTTGAAAATGTAGAAACCGAGAAGAATGTAGATATTTACAAAAACGAAGTCGAAGATTATGGTTCTTATGTTTTGGAGCTTCCCGTCGTTGGAAATTGTTTTCATCAGCCGATTTTAAAAGGTATGTCGGTGTTGTGTTTGTTTAATGATAGAAATATAGATAAATGGTATTATAACGACACGACCATAGAACCTATTAACGACAGGAAACACGATATTTCAGACGGATTTATTGTATGCGGACTAGATAACAAAATTAATGATACTTTCGCTCGTCCAAGTTGGTGGAATCCTCCCGAGGGACTTCCAAAGGTTTGCGACTGCCCTATTAATAAATATGGTTATGATAATGACCACGCTAGATTAAGATACGAAAGCGGCGACGTATCGGTAGGCGGCGACGGAGTAACTATATGCGGACGAGATTATATGGACGTAAAGATATTTTCAGAGGGCGGTATGGTTGGAGTATATCCTTGGGGCAACTTCGAAATCAATAATTCTTACGGAAGATTTGTAGCACACGGACACGGATATCAATGGTTTGATTTTGAAAAACCTGAGGGAAAGTTTACAATTTTTAATGAAAATTATAAAAAGCCAAACAAAGACGACCCAACCAAACCTGATTTCATTTTATCAGATATGTATAGATTGTTGAGTAAGATTAAAGCAATTTTGTCTTTATGTATTGAAGCATTGGCAATACACGACGCAGAGCTAGGAACTCCCGCCGCAGAAGAAATCGGGGCGGCTATAATAAGCATTCCCGATTTAATAAGAAGAATTGACGAGCTATTTGTTCCTGGCGACGGTCAAATAATTGAGGAAAATGTAGAGGAGGACGTGCCAGGACAATGAAAGTAAGAGCGATTGACGAAAAACACGACTGGATTTTTGGAAAAGGAATTCAAGGATATAAAGTCAATTCTTTGGCGGTTAAACAAAGAATTGAAACTCACCTTTTGTCCTTTTACTATGACTGTTTTTTTGACCTTGAATTTGGTGTTGATTGGAAAAATTTCTGGGGCAGCAAGGGTAAGGAAAAAGAAATAATCATAAGTTGTAGAAAACAAATATTGTTAATTGACGAAGTAAGTAGCTGCGAATTTTTAAATGCGGATTTAAGCGAAAGCAGGAAATTTACAATTAGTTATAAAGTCATAGATATATATGGCAACGAAATAAGTGGAAATGTTTTAATATAGGGAAAATATGGCAAACAAAATAACTGAAAAAGGAATAGAGATAAGGAGTCTTGAAGAAATCAAAGACTTAATCATTAACGGCGACGATGAAACAGACGGACTTCAAAAAATATTTGGAGAGGACGCAATTTTCGAAAGCGATAGTCCCGACGGACAATTGGTTGGCATATTTGCACAAGCCGTTAGAGATTTGGAGGAGTTAATATTAAACACTTACAATTCTTTCGACCCCGACAAAGCGATTGGGATAAGTCTTGACAACAGGGTAGCATACAATGGCGTGATAAGAAAAGGGGCAACATATACCATAATTCCTGTAAGAGTAGAAAATACAACAGACAAAGAAATTAAGATAACTGGATTAAACGAATTTAGTCAATACAGATTTCCTGAATATGTTTCGGAAAATTATAAAAATGTCTTTGCGGTTTATGACAACATAGGGAACGAATTTTTGTTATTGAATACTGAAATATTATCTCCTCATCAAGTAGCCACATTAAGTTTTAGAGCGAGAGAAGTGGGGCAGGTTTATGTTTCTCCCAACACAATTACAAGGGCAAAAATGGTTGTTGTCGGGCTTTCTGTATCGAATCCAAACGAG